AGCTGCTACGGTAAGCGTCCCTCTTCTTGATGATTCTACCACCATGAGTGACGTTTTCAATAGTCCACAGGCGCGAAGCAAGATATCAGCAGCGTTCGGCATAAAGCCTACAGCTGGACAAGATGTGGAAGAACTCCTGATCCCTAAGGTCTGGGTGCCACCTGAGGATCCCTTGGCCAGCCCTAGTCGTCTGGCCAAGTTCCTCAGGGAAAACGGCTACAAGATTCTGCAGCCACGGTCTCTACCTGAGAATGAGGAGTATGAGACCGATCAAATACTCCCTGACCTAGCTTGGATGAGGCAGATAGAGGGACCTGTTTTAAAACCAACCCTATCTCTCCCCATTGGGGACCAGGAGTACTTCCCAAAATACTACCCAACACACCGCCCGAGCAAGGAAAAGCCCAATGCGTACCCGCCCGATATCGCATTACTCAAGCAGATGATCTACTTGTTTCTCCAGGTTCCCGAGGCCACAGATAACCTCAAAGATGAGGTCACCCTACTAACCCAAAACATTAGAGATAAAGCCTACGGGAGTGGGACCTACATGGGACAGGCCACCAGACTTGTTGCTATGAAAGAGGTTGCCACTGGGAGAAACCCAAACAAAGATCCTCTAAAGCTTGGGTACACCTTTGAGAGCATAGCCCAGCTACTTGACATCACTTTACCGGTAGGCCCACCCGGTGAGGATGACAAGCCCTGGGTACCACTCACAAGGGTGCCGTCAAGGATGTTGGTTCTGACGGGCGACGTAGATGGGGAATTTGAGGTTGAGGACTACCTTCCCAAAATCAACCTCAAGTCATCAAGTGGACTGCCCTATGTTGGTCGCACCAAAGGAGAAACTATTGGGGAGATGATAGCCATATCGAACCAGTTTCTTCGAGAGCTATCAGCGCTGCTGAAGCAGGGTGCAGGGACAAAAGGGTCGAACAAGAAGAAGCTGCTCAGCATGCTAAGTGACTACTGGTACTTATCATGTGGGCTTTTGTTTCCCAAGGCTGAGAGGTACGACAAAAGCACATGCTGCACCAAGACCCGTAACAAATGGTCAGCTCAATCGTCAACACACCTGATGATCTCAATGATAACCTGGCCCGTGATGTCCAATAGCCCAAACAACGTGTTGAACATTGAGGGGTGTCCGTCACTCTACAAGTTCAACCCGTTTAGAGGTGGGCTAAACAGGATCGTGGAGTGGATAATGGCTCCGGATGAACCCAAGGCCTTAGTATATGCTGACAACATATACATTGTTCACTCCAACACGTGGTACTCAATTGACCTAGAGAAGGGTGAGGCAAACTGCACGCGTCAACACATGCAGGCCGCCATGTACTACATCCTTACCAGAGGATGGTCCGATAACGGTGACCCCATGTTCAATCAGACATGGGCCACCTTTGCGATGAACATTGCCCCAGCCCTAGTTGTGGACTCATCATGTCTGATTATGAACCTTCAGATCAAGACATATGGTCAAGGCAGTGGGAATGCAGCCACCTTCATCAACAACCATCTTCTTAGCACCCTTGTGCTAGACCAGTGGAACTTGATGAAGCAACCTAGTCCAGACAGCGAAGAGTTCAAGTCAATTGAAGACAAGCTGGGCATCAACTTCAAGATTGAGAGGTCCATTGATGACATTAGGGGCAAGCTCAGACAGCTTGTCCCCCTTGCACAACCAGGGTACCTGAGTGGAGGGGTCGAACCAGAGCAACCCAGCCCAACTGTAGAGCTGGACCTACTCGGATGGTCTGCAACTTACAGCAAAGATCTTGGGATCTATGTGCCGGTGCTTGACAAGGAACGCTTATTTTGCTCTGCTGCGTATCCCAAAGGGGTAGAGAATAAAAGCCTCAAATCCAAGGTTGGGATCGAGCAAGCATACAAAGTTGTCAGGTACGAGGCGTTGAGGTTGGTAGGTGGTTGGAACTACCCACTCCTGAACAAAGCTTGCAAGAACAATGCAAGTGCAGCTCGGCGGCATCTGGAGGCCAAGGGGTTCCCGCTCGATGAGTTCCTCGCCGAGTGGTCAGAGTTGTCCGAGTTCGGAGAAGCTTTCGAAGGCTTCAACATCAAGCTGACAGTAACACCGGAGAGCCTCGCCGAACTTAACAGACCAGTACCCCCCAAACCTCCAAATGTCAACAGACCAGTCAACACCGGTGGGCTAAAGGCAGTCAGCAATGCCCTCAAGACCGGTCGGTATAGAAATGAAGCCGGACTAAGTGGCCTCGTCCTCCTAGCCACCGCCCGCAGCCGACTACAGGACGCTGTCAAGGCCATGGCAGAGGCCGAGAAACTCCACAAGTCTAAGCCCGATGACCCCGATGCAGACTGGTTTGAACGATCAGAAACCCTGTCAGACCTGCTGGAGAAAGCCGACATTGCCAGCAAGGTCGCTCACTCAGCACTCGTGGAAACAAGCGACGCTCTTGAAGCGGTCCAGTCAACCTCAGTGTACACCCCAAAGTACCCAGAGGTTAAGAACCCACAGACCGCCTCCCACCCCGTTGTTGGGCTCCACCTGCCCGCCAAGAGGGCCACCGGTGTCCAGGCAGCTCTTCTCGGAGCAGGGACGAGCAGACCAATGGGGATGGAGGCCCCAACACGGTCCAAGAACGCCGTAAAAATGGCCAAAAGGCGGCAACGCCAAAAAGAGAGCCGCCAATAGCCATGATGGGAACCATTCAAGAAGAGGACACT